TTCCATAGGTCCCGTTTTAAAACGCGCCTGTGAGGAAGCCCATGCCTGTATCCGGGACTGCCGGGGAAATCTGTGGTCTAACGTTGTAACGCACCATGGAAAGTATACCATCCAAAAAATGTGTTGTATTTTATACCGTTTCACTTGTGCTTTAGCATGTTAGATATAGGGAGGGACGCGTATGACGCTGCGTGGACCCGTACCGTTATTTCGTTTGCTCAGTCGCTGGTAATTTAATTACTGCCCCGTGGAGTGTTTGACAAGCGCCGGGCCCCTTGAGGAGCACCCGGTTCATGAGGAGGAGTACATTCCCTTCTTATAGCGATTGTTGGACGCGCGCACTGTGTTGCACACGGGGAACGCCATACCGGTAGCCCGGCTAAACCACATCGATGAACTTTAACCTTTTTTCGTCCTACGACTACGAGACTCATCACCTTGTAGAAACGGGGGCAAGACTTGTTTCCAAATGCGCAAGAGCGGGTGCACACTACGCTATGGAGGCAGGTATCGCAGCCACAATTGGAGGAGGAGCGGGCAGTATTCTTGTGAGTGCTGCCGTCTCAACGGTGTACAAAACACTCCGCTATCGTGCCGCTAAGCGGGCCGAGAGCGTCGAGCTTAATTATCGCCGTCCCGCCGTCTTAGACGATTCGGGTACGATGGGGCGAGCTGCTATGAGTGCCTTTCTCGGATCAGCGGACCCATGCAAGATTGACAACGGTAGACGCTCAAAGCGTTTCTGCCTCAACCCCACCTGCAACCCAGACCTCTTTCATTACTCACAACTTTTACCACCCGAAGACCCTTCACTACACTCATGCGTCGTCCTAGTTCCCAAAGCTTGCGTGCATTGCAGCTTTCGGCCTGAGGACGAGGGGTTCGCTCACGTGATGTTTTATGCCACGAAGGAGCAGTACCACACGTATGTTGCAGTAAGGGCGGCAAAGCACGACAGCGAGAAGAAGTCGATGCACGTGGCCATGTCCACCATATGTGAAGGGAGATCGTATAACTTGTTCGAATTAGCGGACGAGATGCTCTTGGAACATGGGGGAATGATTAACCACTTGCAGGAGTGCAGGCTTCTGTTTAGGCACAACAACGTGTTCGAAGGGAAAGCGTACGAATGGTATTGCACTGCTGGATTATGGCTCTCACGGAGGCCTTTCATGCAGTGGTGGCCTCGCTTTTTCGACTGGTGGATGGAGGGGCTGTTGCCCATCGATACTATTACGGGTACCGATTACGCCACCGAGTGGAGACACAACGTAATGCCTTACAGCCATTACCGCGCATTGCCACCAGACCCGTTGCGAGCTGGGCCACAGCCCACGATAGCAGTAGGACAACCGCCCGCTCCGAATACCGGAGCACCCGCTACCACCGCGGGCAGGGACGAGCCTGCTGTTCGGCCACCAGCTCCACCACCTCCAGAGAATCCTCCTGATGAGGATGCCGCGCCCACAGTTCAACACGTCACACTCGAAATGGACCAAACGAGGTTGCCATCAGAGGGGCCACGTGCGCAAGCGCCGCAAGGAGGATTAGGTTTGGACGAGGAAGAAGGAGAAGGGATAATTGACAACGCTGGCCCCACCGACCCAGTACCGGCTATCGCACCAGTTGACGATGGCCATCACACTACTCCCGCCCGCGGCAATATTGAAGCGGCGAGGAACGTGTTGATGGCCCAGGAGCAGCAAGTGCGTGAGCATGGCGGTTTGGTGCCTGTCAGAGTTATCGCGAATTTGAGCGATGCGGACCGGACCATTTTGGAACGGATACATTGCGGGGGGAAGGGAGACTTGCCAAAACAGCGAGGCATGACCGAATTGGTTGGGTTCGAGAAGTTGATTGTCAAGGCGTGGCGGACCGATTGCGTCGCGCACTATAAGGACAATATCTTCAAGGCCGGGCCATTACTTTCCAACACCGTGATCTGGGATGACAAAGACGCAATCACCAAAGCCGCAGCAGCTACGGTGCGAGTTAATGCTCCTGGAACATGGAAGCTAGATGAGGTTGATGACGATGACCCACATCGTACGCACATCCGACAACTGTGCAGGGCTTCAATGAAACGCTTTTATAAGGCGTTTCGCAATAAGGTCCTTGCACCGGATCGTGTCGCAGCATTCCTTGCGCGCTTGCCGTTATTAGAAGAGCTGCGCAGCAGCAAACTCACGGCAGAGCGCTTTATGGAGCTCATCAACGAGATGAGGGTAGCATCAAAACTGCCCCCGGTGTCAGCTAACGTAAAGCTGGAGGTGATTGCCAAACACGGCAAGAGCCCAAGGTTAGTCTTCGACTTAGGTCTCGAGGCGTCAGTCGTCGACACACTCGTGGCGTATGTGTACGAACACATGCTGAAGGAGTGGGTCGAGCCCGCCATGATCAAAGGGCGCGCGCGAGAGGAAGTTCTCGACGACATCACCAAGGAGTGCTCGGTTAACACGAGCGGTGAACGACGCATCGGGCTAGAGCTAGACCAAACAGGGTTCGACAACCACAACCGGAAGTACAAGACGCCTAGAGAGGCGCTTGGCGCACCAGGCCACATGGCCGAATTGGTAGATACACTCGATTATTTGGGGCGTATCATAGGCCGGGTCGCCAATGATTGTTGGAAGATGTTTACGGTCAAGACCGAAGCTGAGAGCTATTCTGCACGGCATTACCTCAGATTCACTGCGAAAGATCCTAAGCAGAGATGGCGGGGTATGATAGAGGAGTTGTACATGTTCTCGGGGCGGAAGATTACGTCCAGCGGGAATTGGCTGTGCGAAGCGGCCATAGACTTGTGCACGAACGTCGCGAATCCCGAAATTATCTGGGACCAGCCACTAGTAGATTTTTCGTACAAGTTTATCATGTTCGGCGACTCCTACAAGGCCGCAAGGATAGCGAAACGCCGGATCCAATCCGTCTTCTACCGCTTCTGGCTGGAGGGGGATGACCAACTCGGGTGGTGCAGTTGGACACTGCTAAACCAGGTTGAGAACGCTAGGCTCTTGTGCGAGGACATGGGCTTTGAAATAAAACGCGTCGTAGCAACCGGGGTTGGTAAGGATGAGCGCCTGGAGTTTGTGGGCGCCCATTTCTTGTTCCGCGACGGCCTAATGATCCAGAAGATGTGGGTGCCCGATATTGGGCGAGCACTCATCTGTTCTGGTGCGTACTGCGCCGACGCAGGGGAACTGGATCCACGCGTGCGAGCCACTAACTGTGGCATTTCATTACTCTCAAGGGCCTACATGGCCGCAGGGCGCTTTAGCCCATCCGCGTCTTACTTGCGCGCGTTGGGCGAGTCCTGGCTCAAAGCCGTTGGGGCTGATCTTAACACCACTTTGGTAGGGTCAGGCTTCAAGGAAGTAGCTTGGGGGTTAGAAGGCAAGAGCGCACAGGCACTCCTCGATTTAATCGAGAACAAGGAGGCCGTCGCATTCAGCAATGGGCACCAGTGCCGACTCGCATCCTGTTCAGTTCAGGGCGAGATCACAATGGCTGAATATACGCGATTCAGTGCGCGGGCGGCAGCTGTCACGCGAGATGACACTGCCGAGTACGTGATGTCCTTCCTGCCGGAGGTGTTGCGTACTAAGTTCCTCGGCAATTTGTAGTGCACGCAGC